AAACTTCTTCAACTTCTTGTGCTATAAATCCTGCTATATTTTCGCCATCTCCATTTTTCCAATCAAATCTTCTAGGTTGTAATTTCATTACTTCCTTTAAACCTGTTTCTAGTGGCTTTATATTTTCTTTTAAAGTAACATCTGAAATAGCAGTTATACTTGTTGAAGCTGCAAATATATTTCCAGCCGCATTTACAAAAAATCTATAAGCACTTACACTTGGATTATAAAAATTAAAATTATCTCCATTTAAAGAAGTATTTATTTGTCCTGTTGCCCTTAATTCAATTCCAGCAGTAACATAATCAGCAGCAGTTTTACCAACTAATAAATCTCCAGTCGAAGTTATTCGCATTCTTTCTGTAGGTGCAGAAGATGCACCACTTGTATAAAATTTTAATGCGTGTCCATTAGAACTGTCAGTTATTAAACCTTCAATTATAGCACCCCTTGAAAGAGGGTCATTAGCAGTTCCGCTTAAATACATTTTAGCACCAGACCCAGTTGTTGAATTTACACCACCTGTTAAAACTAAAGCATCATAACTTGTATTACTAGCTGTGCCAGGATTTATTGTTACTAAACCATCAGAATTTATACGCATTCTTTCTGATGAATTATATTCATCTGTAAATATTAAACTTCCGTTAGCACCATCTGAAGTAATACTAAAAGCATTTGTTGTATTTTCGGTTAAATAATACCCACCAGATGTTTGTACTTGTAACTTACCTGAAGAATCTAGTCGCATTAATTCAACTACTGAAGGTGTTCCAACAGTAGGAGCAGCATAACTCCAAGAATGAAAAGAACCAGTTGGACTATTTTTAGAAGATTGTCTATAAGCTAAACCTCCAAAACTATCATTGTCTAAATTTGTATAAGTTTCGCCACCACTAGAAGTAGAAGTGTCTTTAAAGTTCGAAGATAATTGATTAGTTGTTGCAGTTCCATTATAACCACCAGATACATAAATTGGAACGCTTGAAAACCTAACTTCTAAATCTGTATGTACTGAATCATTACTACCAAGAGTAAGAGTATTACTTGGGCTTGAAGTACCCACGCCCAAATTCCCTGAAGAATCAAGCCTCATTTTTTCACTTCCTGCAATACTAAATTTATAGATACCACTTGCAAAAGTATTTTAAAACATAAATTGAGTATTACCATCTGCTGAATAATCTATACGACCTTGAAAATTATTATTTCCACCTAATCTTATAGCACCAGACAAACTATTCGTTCCAGCTGATGACCACCCTTGAAATATTCCTTGTGCTTGTGAACTACTTGTAAATAGTCCATCTCCTGTTACTGATATACCTGTGCTTGTAGTTTCAAACTTTTTACTACTATTAAAATATAAATTTACTGCTCCATCTTCTATACCTTCAAGAATAGCTTCAGTTCCAGCAGCATTTTGTACCTCTAAATAATTTGTTTGTAAAATTAACCTTCCTGTTCCAGCATCTTGAATATAAGAATTTGAGCCATCGTGAAATATTTGTAAATCATTTCCTGGGCTTCCGAATATAGCTTTACCATTATCAGCAAAGTTAGCATTTCCTATTACTTCCACTCCTGTGCCTGTAGTATAAAATTTAGCTACTCCATTGTTGTATAAATATGCAGCTCCATTTGTATAAAATCTTGCATAATATTCAGTACCAGCAGCATTTAATAAATTTAAATTATCAGCTTGAATATCAAGGTTTCCAGTTCCAATATCTTTTATATAAGACCCAGCTCCTGAATGGTATATTTGTAAATCATCTCCATCTCCGAAGTTTGCACTTCTACCATCTGCAAAATCTATATTACCACCATTTTGAACAATAGTGCCTACCATTGTACCACCAGCTAAAGGTAGATATGGACCTCCTGTTGTATCTATAAAGTTTGCTGGTGTTATTTGAACGTTTTCTGCTCCATTATACCCTACAATGTGAGATACATCACTAGTGTCAGTTTTTAGTACAAATTCGCTAAATTTTTTATTTGCCATTTTATATTATTTTATATTATTTTATTGAAATTCTGTTATTATAAATTCGTTATTCGCTTCTGTAAGAAGGTAATCTCCATTCTCTGCTATTATCTCAAAGAATGCAGTAGGTGTACAATCTACATATGGCTTATAAACCAATCCCCAATTGACAGTATTATCGCAAACTCCATCTCCCCACCAAGTTATACCAGTCGGCTTTATATATATGCTTCCCCACATTTATTTATTTTTTTTATTTTGTAGTTTATAACTACGTTCCACGTATTGTTTTCTGTCCACATATTCTAAATACCTTTTTAGTTTTACAATATTTTCTTTTTTTTGTTTATATCTTATAATACCCATCCACCAAAATCTGCGTTAGCTGTATCTGGATAAGTATCGTCCTCTGTGTTAGAATTATACTCTGGATACGTATTTTGATTATATACCATAAAGTCTATAAAATTATTAGTATAAAATTGTGCTATATCTCTATATTTTTCTACTAAATAATCAACTTCTTCTTTATCTACTGTTACACTACTTTCGCTTGTGTGCTTATATACGCCACCATTAGCTACTGTATAAGCAGCAAAAGGCATATAGCATACTAATGCCCAATAAATAGTCATAGGCTTCACATACGTCTCTAAAAGTGTCTTATATGAAGCGTTAGCTGGGTCGTTTATAGTTCCAGCTATAATTAAATCTTGTAACTTTTCTAAAAGTTTTGTTCCTAAATAATTTTGTACCTCTGTATCTTGGGCAATCTCTACCATATAGATAAACTTGTCTGGGTCTACATTACCAGAAAGTACAGAATACCTTTTAATGTCTTTAGTTGTTATAAATAATGCTTTTGCCATATTATCTTCCTTGTGGGTTACCCGGTAAAAATCCTTTATTTGGTAAATTTCTTGGTTGTACAGAAACTTGAAAAGGATTTGTTACTTTATATCCTAATATTGCAGCTTGTCTTGTTCCTATTATATCTTGAGAAGTTTTAACATCTATTTTTGCTTTTTTACTTCTATAAGTTACTCTTTTCCAAGAATGATGACAATTTCCTCCTCCTTTATATAACCAAATAGAATATGTAGCCGCTCCTCTTGGACCCCATCCTGGATTTACAGCTTTTTTATCCATTGCAATTATATCTTCTTTTCTGTAAAGTTTTTTTGCTCTTGTCATTGCTACACAAAAATCTCTAGGATTATCTCCAGTACTTCCTGGAGAATATTTATACCTTACTTTAAAGTAATTTTCTACTCCATTAATATCTACCGTTTTATCTTGTGCACTTTTTGAGTTAGGTCTTGCAACACCTGTGCTTACAAATTTCCAAATTTTACCTAAAACAGATAATTTTTCTTCACTTTGTAAATTAAGTTCATTTACTACTTCAATTAATTTATCTTCATTTTCATAATTAACATCTTGCTCATCTATTGCTTCCCATACATCCTCATCTATATCTTCTCCTAAATTTATAAAATCTTCTAGGTCTTTATTTAACTCCATTGATAATGGCACACAATTAGGTACTTTTTTTCCATTTTTAGTTTTAAAACCAATTTGCTCATAACCATCCCAACAAGGTGCTTTTAATTCTGTGTGACTAACGCAAGGCATATAATAAACAACACCTTCTACTTCGTGTTCGTGATAACCTTCACAACCTTGCTCTAATGCTTTTGCTTCTGCTTCTTCTATGGTTTTATATGCTTCCTTACCATCAATTTTTTTAAGGCTCATTTCATAACCAGTTTCTTCTTCTATAATTTCTTTATTAACAACATCAATATCGCTAAAGTCAAGAGGTTTAAGAGTCTTAAAGTATAAGTCTAGTGCTATATCATTAACTGATAGTATTGCATCTAAACACTCTATTACTTGGTCTTGAAAGCATTGTATAACTATATTGTCAAATAGTTGTGTAGCATTCTTGATTTCTTCTGCATTATTTCCAAGTCCATCATTTCCTTCACGAATTCCTAGAAGCATTGGAGATGTAACCCTATGA